GACATCTATATATGGATATGGATGGGGTGCTGGTACGTGGAATGCATCTACATGGGATACATCACGTGAAGGCTTAACTGGTGCTGAAGGTGTTTTACTTCAATCTTCTAAATGGACATTTGATAACTGGGGAGAAGATGTGCTAGCACAAAAATTTGACGGTAGTATATATTATTGGGATACATCATCAGGTTTATCTAGTAATTTAGCATCACGAACAAATGTTTCTGGTGCACCAACCAAATCAAAATTTATGTTAGTTTCTGGTGATGATAGACACGTTATTTGTTTTGGTACAGAAACAACAATAGGAACAACATCTACACAAGACAATATGTTTATACGTTGGTCTGATCAAGAATCAACAACTGATTGGACACCAACAGCAACAAATACTGCAGGATCACAAAGATTGACAGATGGTAATCAAATACAAACAGCAGTTAGATCTAGGGGTGCAATACTTGTTTACACAGATACAGCTTTGTATCAAATGCAATTTATAGGACCTCCATTTACTTTTGGTTTTAAACAACTAGGTTCTAATTGTGGCGCTGTAGGAATTAATTCTGCTGTTGATGTTAGTGGTATTTCATTTTGGATGGGTAATGATTCTTTTTTCCAATTTGATGGTGCAGTTAAAAAAATACCATGCAGCGTACAAGATTATGTGTTTGACGATATAAATACAAATGCACTTGGAGATGTTTTTTGTGCAGTTAATTCAGATTTTAACGAAGTTATGTGGTTTTATCCATCAGGTAATTCTTTACAAATAGATAGACATGTAACTTATAATTATGCAGAAAAATTATGGTATGTTGGAACATTGGCACGTAGTTCTTGGGCAGACCGTGGTGTATATTCTAATCCTTATGCAGCAGAATTTGATTCTGATGATACAACTGCAACCATTTCTACTATTAATGGTGTTAAAGAAGGACGTACATTTGTGTATGCACATGAAGAAGGAGTTAATAATGATGGTTCTGCTATGAATTGTCACATTGAATCAGGTGATATTGATATTGCCGATGGTGATCAATTTATATCTATATCTAGAATTATACCTGACTTTAAAAACCAAATTGGTAATGTAGATTTAACAATTAAATCTCGTCCTTATCCAAGCACTACACAAAGAACACACGGACCATTTGAAATAGAAACAACGACAACTAAAAAAGATACACGTATACGTGGAAGACAACTTGCACTACGCGTATCTAGTGATGCTGTTGATGATAAGTGGCGATACGGCACACTTAGATTTGACGGTAAACCAGACGGAATGCGAGGCGGTTAATGTATTTTAATCCTTCTTATATGAATCCAATTGCACAGCAACCTATGCAACAAGAGTTTTCACAACAACCTACACAAGAACCTTTAGAGGGGTTAGCAAGTCTTGCTCCTACGCAACCATCACCACCTTCTACTATGCAACCTATATCCCCACAAATGGGTCTGCCACCTGGTGGAATACAACCAATTCAAGATAATAATCCGTTTCCTATAAACCGTACACATGTGACTTCGCCACCTGGTGGAAACCGTACACATGGAGCAATTCCTGGAACAGGTTACGCTGAAGGCACAGGGCCATTAGCTCCTGGTAATAAAATAAATGACCCTTTGCGGTTTAATCAAATTACTGCACCACAACAAATACCAGAAAGATACAGACAAGGTTATGAAGATTTTTATAATCAGAATCCAAATGATTATATGCGAATAGGTGGAGCCGCAGTAAGTTATGTTACAACGCCTCAAGGAGAGACAATACAATTTGGTGATACAGGCGGTGCAAGTAATTTTAGAAGATACTTAGAAAGTATTGGAGAAACACCAAAGCCAAATTATGGTAATTTATCTGTAAGCACACAACCTATAGCACAAGATAATAATGCTTTTCCTATTGGAAATAATCCTAATCAAGGAATAGCAAGTCTTGCAGGAACTAACCCAGGAATCTAATGGCTAAAATAACAGTACCTCTATTACCACAAGCAACACAACAATACGATCAATCCCAAATGTCACAAATGGTTCAAAGTTTGGATCAATTAATTTTTGCTTTAAATAATACTTATACACCAGAAACTCTTCGTGATGATGATGAAGCTTTTGCTTTTTTTATGGGAGATTCTCCTAGCACAGCACTAGCTTCAATTGAAACTGACGTTTCTACAAATACAACAAACATTGCAACGAATGCAACTAATATAACAACAGCAAATAGTAATATAACTACCAATGCAAATGCTATAACCAGTGCAAATTCAAACATCACCACTTTACAGACACAAGTAAGTGCTTTACAAAAACAAGTTAGATACTTGTTGGCAACTAAATAATGGCTAACGTATACACAAACTATAAAGTAGATCTTTCAACAAACAGCGAAACAACTGTTTATACAGTTCCTAGTGAAACTACTGCAATTGTACGTTCTATTCGTTTGTCAAATGATGATCCATCAAATGCTTGTACGTTAACCATAACTTTAACAGACACTAATTCAGCTGCATTTTCTTTAGAAAAAGATAAAAGCATAGCTGCTAAAACATCTGACGAAATATTAAAAGCTGCTTTGGTTTTAAAAGAATCAGAAGTTATTAAGGCTACAGCTCAAAATGCTAATGATTTACACATTATTTTAAGTGTGTTAGAGATAAGTTAATTATTGCAATAAGGAGAAAAAATGGCTATAAAAGACGATATTACCGTGATGGCAGGAAAACCAACATTACCTGCTGTCGATATAGATACTAAATCTACTATCAAACACGCAACAACAGGGAAGGTTTATGCTGACGAAACAGAGGCAGAAAACGACATCAATAACCCTGAAACTAGCACAACAAAAGAGGACATAAAGCGAGACGTGGCAATAACAGTTAATAAATTACCGGACATATTTGGCGGAACATCATAATGGGATTTTTAAGTAAATTAATGAAGAACCCAATAGTGCAAATGGCACTACCAATGGCGCTTACAGGTGGAGCAAGTGCATTATTTGGAGGTGGATTAGGTGCAAAATTAGGAATTGGAAGTTTATTTAGTGGAATGAATCCACTCATGGCCAACGCGTTAAAACAAACAGCACTTGGTTATGGTACAGCAGCACTTAGTGGATCAAGAAGACCAGGTAAAGCAGCAATGGCTGCAGGTCTTACATCAATACCGTTTTCATATTTAAGCGCAGCAAACGCCGCAAGAGGATTTAACGCAGCAAATGCAGGTGCTACAACACAAGAAGCATTAACAATGCAGCCAGGTGGAGCTATGAAAAATATACCTTTTGATCCTGTTGATGTAGAACAAGGTTTCTTCATGCCATCTCGAACACCAACACCAGGTTTAGTTCCAACAACAGTGCCTTACACAGCACCAACTGTAACAGCACAAGATATTTTATTTGGCAGAACACCAGAATCAGTAATGATGGGTCCATCTTCGTTAGATCAATACGTGGGTAATCAAGCTGATGCTATGCCAGGATTTAGTAAAACATTAAATCCAGATGCAACTGGTCTTGCAGATGAATTTTTATACTCACAAGAAGTTCCAGGTAAAGCATTGACAATGCCTTCAGCAGATATATTTACTAAAGCAGTAAGAGATAAAGCTGGTAATATTATACCAGGTGAATTTACAACTAATTTTTTACCTACAGCAGTATCACAAGCAGCAGGATTATATGCAGGACGTGACACGCCGGAGGAAGAATTTGAAGCAGCTAAACGTAGAAGAAGAAAAGAATTAGCATTTTTATATGGTGTTGATGAAAGTTTAATCGAAGGTGAGATGGACAATCCATTTTACACTGGAGCGATGATGAACGCTGGAGGAATAGCATCACTAAACATGGACATGGGCGGCAACGTCAGTGGCCCAGGTGGTCCAAAGGACGATATGATTGATGCAAAACTATCTGACGGTGAATTTGTTATGACAGCAAAAGCCGTGGAAAACTTCGGTAACGGTGATCGTTATGCAGGAGCAAAAAAAATGTATCAGATGATGAACAAACTAGATCCAGAATCTGAAACAATGAGTGAGGTATAAATGGCAAAAAGTAAATTACTAAAAGCAGGTGTTAAAAAACTAGCTAGTCTTGGTAAAAAAACTAAGCCTTATGCAAAGTTTAAAGGTAAACAAGCTGAACTAGCAAAACGTAGAGCTAAAATAATGGGCGAACGTATGCCTACTAAAGCACCAAAAAAACCAGGATTTAAGTCTGGAGTAGCAGCTGGCGCTGCAACAACTTACGGTGCACAAAAAATAAAAAGTAAAAGTGCAGAAGCAAAAGATAAAAAACGAACAACAAAAAAAGCTGCTGATGAGTTATATAAAAAACAAAAAGAAAAACAAAAAAAATATTACGATAAAAAAACGGAGAGTAAAAGGAAGTAATGAAATGGAGGTTCGTAGAACCTCAAGATTATGAGTGGGTCATTGCTACTAGCAAGGAACACCACAAGGAATCTGACTGGAGTGAGGTAGAGTATAACGATGTCAAAGCTAAACGATACTTTGATGTTGCAATAACAGATCCAAATTATTTTGCGATCCTTGTTGAGAAAGGTGACAAAAGAATTGGGTTTATGGCTGGAAGGATATTAGAGTATTCTTATAGTTACGAAACATTTGCGAAGGAACTAGAATTGTATGTAGATCCTAAGCATAGAAACGGGATGGCAGGAATATTTATGATGAAAAAATTTATGGATTGGGCTAAGATAAAAGGAGTACGTGAAGTTCTCTTTGAGCCACGCCTTTCTGATAACGCAGTAAAAAAATTTGATGCGATGGCAAAACGTCTAGGTATGGAACATTTTGCGAACGCATATAGGAGAAGATTTGTATGAGTTTTGGTGCAGGCGATAGTCCACAGAATACACAGTTTCAAACAACGTATCAACGTGACGCGCCACAAATAGAAGCAGCTAAGCTAGGCTTAATGGATGCCGCAAAAGAATATACCATGTTTGGTATGAGTCCTTTTGAGGCTGTTGATCCAACTTTAAAACCTGGTGACGAAGGCTACGGCGAATACAAATACACTGGCACTGACGGCAAGTATGCTGAAGGCACAAAGTATTCTGATCTTACAAGAGAACAGAGAATGCGTGAAGGACAAGTTGATATACCTACACAAGGTGTAGCAGAGTTTGATCCGTTACAACAACAAGCTTTTCAACAAGCACAAGCTGGTATTGGTGCATACCAACCTTTTTTAAACCAGTCAACACAACTAACACAATTAGCAACACAAGCATACGACCCTTCATCATACCAACAATACATGAATCCATTCCAAGATGAAGTTATTGCAGGCATAGAACAACAATTTGAAAAAGCTAGAAATCAAGCAGCAGCTGGTGCAGGAACACAGGGTGCTTTTGGCACAGAACGTGAAGGAATACAACGTGCAGAATTAGATAGGCAACAAGCATTAGCTGTTGGATCTGCACAAGCACAAAATTACGGACAAGCGCAACAAATGGCGCAACAAAGATTTGACAATCAAATGGGGAGATACGGAGCAGCAGCTCAACAAATGGCTGGTCTTGGTGGTCAAGTGCAACAACAAGGATTAACAGATATTGGATCTCTAATGTCTGCTGGTTCAATACAACAGCAACGTGAACAACAGTTAACGGATGCACAGTACCAACAACAGTTGCAACAAATTTATGAACCATACCAACGACTAGGATTTACTTCTGATATCTATCAAGGTAACGTACCATCTGGAGCCATGGCTATATCAATGGGAACTGCACCAGGCAGCAATCCATTGGCGCAGACTGTAGGAGCTGGAATTTCAGGTCTCGCTGCATATCAGGGCTATCAAAACATGACAGGGTAGGAAATGAACCCATTTCTTCGACCATTATTTAAACCTATTATTAATAAAGCTGCAAGAGCTGCATACAAAATGCAAGGCACTGCAGAAGAAGCTGCCAGTAAAGCATTTGAAAAGGCTAGACCTTACGCAAAAAATTACATGGACGCTGCAGCTGGTAATCAAGGTAGATTTAAACAAGGTGTTGCACTAGGTGGACCACTAGCCGCTTACGGTGCTTTTCCGGAAAGAACTACTACGCCAGAAAGAGACGATGCAGTTAAACAAGAAGATCCAACAATTAAACCTCCAACACAAGAAGATGATATATTTGTAGATGAAAATCAAGAAAAAGTTTCTGAAGATATAGAAATAAGTGAAGAGGTAAATGCAACTAATGACCAAGCAGACAATGCAGAAGCTAATACAAAAGCTGTAGTAGATTCTACTAACGCATACGCAGGATTAATTGAGAACGAAAGCCTTACAAGAATAGAAGGATATAAAGATATTATAAGACAGATAATGGGTGATGGTGACGGCGCACAACAAATGCAAAGCACTGCACTATTAATGCAACTAGGTTCAGCACTCATGTCCGGTAAGTCCTTGGACCCAGGTCTAAAAGGTTTTATGGACATTGTAGGACAAGCAGGAATGCAAGTTGCACCAACACTATTCCAAATGGGTGTAGAAAAAGGCAAGGCGGAGCGTGAGATAGGAGT